TCCGATGTATTGGATTCCATTTACTATTGCCGTCATAATTCCTCCTATGTACTAATACTGTCAATAAATGATGTAACAATATCTAAAGACGAAGCGGTATCGCTTTGTGCTTTAAGTGTGTCACCATTTTCTAAAACAATTTTTGCACCACCTTGAATTAATTCAATTGCAGAGTTTGGTGGAACACTTACATTTTTTGCAATAAAGTGATCATTTCCGCCATTTACAATCTGACAACTAGCTAAAACAGTTGAAGTCGTAGTATTACAGATTCTGATACCAATAACAGCATCATAGTCTCCACCAACTACTAAATCGACTGGTGATGTACCAACATTTCTTTGTAAATTGTTTCTAAAATCTTGTGCCATATTTTTTTCCTATTTATAATGCAACCGCCATTGCTAATGCAAAGCCA